GTGTTCGCACTGATAACTTACATCTGTACAACAACGTTCCCCTAGCCAAGTTGTACCCCGAGGCTGCCAGGAAGCGTGCTGCCGCCAAGAAGAAGGCACTTACACCCTCTATGAAGGCTGCTCTCAAAAAGAAAGCGGTCACCAATTTCATGAAAGGTATGGTTACAAACAACGCCAATATCAAAAAACTCCGGGAACTTAATGAAAAGCCTTCCAAGAAAGCTCAACCCCTCACCAAGGACGAGGCTATTAAGCGTATTATGGCGATGAAGGGTCTCCAAAGGAATGCCAAGATGAAGTTAGTAAGCCGCGTTGGTGTGGGAGCCAGGTCTCCTCGTCGCGTTGTCAAGGTGGCTCGTGAACTTTCTAGGTTAAATGCCCCTGGTTATCGCGTTGTCTTGTAAATTCCACCTTCAATCAACATTTACATAAAAAAATTAACCTAAGTGAGAACTTACCTTATTTTTTCTATATAAAAAAATGGCACCTTCACCTATATCCCTAAAGACGCTCATCGATGCCGGCTTTTTAAAGCCGGGTTCCAATGTTTTGCAGATAAAAATAAATCGTAAAAAAAATACCGAATATGCTTCGTTAACAGATGAAGGTGTTATCGTATTTAACAACAATCAGTATCACTCCCCGAGTGAGTGGTCGTTACGTGTCAAAAATATCTATAATTCAACCTTGACCAGCGACCGGGGATGGACGTCTATTATTTATCAAGGTTCGACTCTGAATGTTATAAGATCATCTTACGTATCAAGACGTAATCGACTTCAAAACTTACTAATTCACCAATTATCATTGCGAGAAGAAATCGACAATTTGATTAGTAATACAAGAGATCGTCTCGATCTTTATTAATTAAAGAACTAGAACTAGTGTTTAATATAATGTCTTCTTATAACGTCGAAGCTTGTAATTTCAATTATCGTGTCTCTTCTCTCGAGAGGGTTGTAGACGGTGACACAATCGATGTGAATATCGATTTAGGTTTTGATGTATGCACGAAGCAACGTGTCCGTCTTCTAGGGATTGACACCCCAGAGTCCAGAACCCGTGACCTCGAAGAGAAGAAGTTCGGTCTTCTATCCAAGAAGAAGCTCAAGGAGTGGTGCCTCAAGGCCGTCGCTTCCGAAAAGGATGACATCGAAATTCAACTTCGCTGTCCAGAGGCGGATTCGCGTGGTAAGTTTGGACGAGTGCTAGCTGAAGTATGGGTTCACGAAGATGGTGTGTGGACCAATGTTAATAAATGGCTTTGTGACGAAGGTTATGCTGTACCATACGGTGCAGAGAACAAGGCCTTGGTTCAGGATCTTCACATGGCAAATCGTAAAAAGCTGATCGAACGTGGAGAAGTTTAATAGCCTAAGTTAGAGAATAGAGTAGTAAAAAATAAAGAATGGAGTCGGTTCAAAAACTGACCCACATTGAGCATGTTCTCAAGAGACCCGACTCTTATGTTGGCCCTGTAGATGCTGTTCGAGAACCATATTGGGTTCTGAATGGTGAAAAATTCAAACGGACTACAACTAAATATTCACCGGCTCTCTTGAAAATTTTTGATGAGATACTCGTTAACGCTACAGATAGAAACTCTATGCATCCTAAGCATGTTTCTTCGATATCAGTTAATATTGATGACACAGTTGGAATGATCACTGTGGACAACAATGGACCTTTGGGAGGTCTTACTATTCGTAAAAACGAAAAGGAAGATGTATGGAACCCTGAACTTGTTTTTGGTCATCTTCTCACGAGTACCAATTATGACGACAACCAAAAGCGGGTTGTAGGGGGTAGAAATGGATTCGGAGCCAAATTAGCAAATATCTACAGTAAATGGTTCTCTGTAATTATTAAGGATCCGAGTACTAAACAAGAATATCACCAAGAATGGTTTGATAATATGTCCACTTGTTATGTTCCAAAAATTAAAAAATTCAATGGTGCTACAGCCTCTGTGTCAATTTCTTTCAAACCCGACTGGTCTAGGTTTGGAATGAAAGATATGGAAAATGGTATTTACAAAATTATGGAAAAACGTGTATGGGATGCCAACATCTGCACATCTCCCAACTGCAAGATCAAATTCAATGGGGTAGCTCTCCCCAAACAAAACTTTGAAGCCTATGCAAAAATGCACGAAGGAATTGACAATGTGTGTTCAATGACCAGTGATCGTTGGTCTGTTTGTATCGGTCCATCTGAAGATGGTATGCAACAAGTATCTTTTGTAAATGGTATCTGCACAACAAAGGGTGGTACACATATTGATCATGTCGCAAATATTGTTTCCAATGCCATCATTGAGGACATGGCAAAAAAAATTAAACTCAAACCACAACAAGTTAAAAATACCTTCACAATCTTTGTTCGATCAATTCTGGAGAATCCTACTTTCTCAAGCCAGGTAAAATCTGAATGCACATCAAAGGTTCAGTCATTCGGAAGCAAATTTGAACTTCCCAAGACCTTTGTAAAAAATGTACTGAAAACAGGAATCGCAGATGAACTCACTGCACTCTCAAAATTCCGCGAAGCAAAAGAACTTTCAAAAACTGATGGTGGAGCTCGAAAGTCAAAAATCACTGGTATTCCCAAACTGGATGATGCAAACAAGGCTGGTACAGCTCAATCTAAGAAATGTACTCTCATTGTAACAGAGGGTGACTCAGCAAAGACACTCGCTGTCGCCGGCCTCTCTGTTGTTGGAAGGGATCATTATGGTGTGTTCCCACTTCGTGGAAAATGTAAAAATGTCCGAGATGCATCTGTTGCCCAGTTGACTTCGAATCAGGAGTTCAATGATCTCAAGAAAATCTTAGGTCTCCAACAGGGGAAGGATTACAAAGATGTATCAGAGCTTCGCTATGGTCGTCTTATGATTATGACTGATGCTGATAATGATGGTTCTCACATAAAAGGATTAATCCTCAATATGATTGACTACTTCTGGCCCAGTCTCCTAAAATTGGGGTTTGTTGTATCGATGGTCACACCCATTATTAAGGCTAGTCGTGGTAACCAAATCAAGTCATTCTACACGGAGACTGCATTCAAAACTTGGTACGAGAGTGTACAATCTGGGTGGAATATCAAGTATTACAAGGGTCTTGGTACTTCAACTTCAAAAGAGGCTCGTGAGTATTTCACACAAATTGAGAATCTCACAGTTAAGTTTGATGTTGATACGATGACTGATGAGTCTATTATTTTGGCATTCGACAAAAAGAAAGCAGATGCACGCAAGACATGGCTTCTCGAAAGTACTGCAAAAGACTCAAAGGATCTTGAAGTACCTTACGGTAACATAAAACAATTGGGGATCACTGACTTTATTCATAAGGACCTTGTGAACTTTAGCCTTGCTGACCTCAAGCGATCCATTGCTCATCTGGCTGATGGACTCAAACCATCACAGCGTAAAGTTATGTACGCATGTTTCCACAAGAATCTCCGCAACGAAATGAAAGTTGCTCAACTTGCCGCCTTTGTGGCTGAAAAATCTGCCTATCATCACGGTGAAGTATCCCTCGCTGATACAATTGTAAAGTTAGCCAATGACTATACAGGCTCCAACAATATGAATCTCCTAGAGCCTTGTGGTCAGTTTGGAACACGGCTTATGGGTGGGAAAGATGCCAGCCAGACACGCTATATCTTCACGAGATTGACACCCGAGGCTCGAAAGCTTTTCGATCCCAAAGATGACGCAGTCCTTACTTATTTGGACGACGATGGTCGATCTATTGAACCAGAGTTCTATATACCTACTATACCCATGATCTTGGTCAATGGAAGCGAGGGTATTGGAACTGGGTTTTCTTGTTATGTACCCCCGTTTAACCCAAAGGATATTCGGAACAATATCCTCAACTTCCTTGGTGGTAATCCTATCAAAAAGATGAAGCCTTGGTTCAGAGGTTTCAAGGGAAAAGTTCTTGAACAAGATGATGATTCATGGGTGACCCAAGGTGTGTGGAGTAGCATTGGAAGAACAGTTAAGGTAACCGAACTCCCCCCGGGACGTTGGACTCAAGATTACAAAGAACATCTTGATATCCTCGTTGAAAAGAAAATCATTAGTGGTTTCACAAATAATAGTACGACTGAGAACGTAGATTTCCTTATCCAAGACTACAATGGCAAAGACGCCGTTAAGGACCTCAAACTTCAAAAGACTATTCGCACCACAAACATGCATCTCTTTCATCCATCTAAGGGTATTTGCAAGTATCATTCTGCAGAAGATATTCTATCAGACTTCGTTGAAATTAGAATGGAATACTACAAAAAGAGGAAGGATCGCCTCATATGGGAAACCCAGCTACGATCTGATGTCTGCAACGAGCGTGCACGATTTGTCAAAGAAGTTGTAAATGGTGAACTCATCGTATTCAAACGGAAGAAGCAGGATCTTGAGAAGGAATTGAGTGAAACTTTCCGTGAACTTGATGGATCGTACGATTATCTCTTGCACATCAAGACTATTGATTACACAGAAGAACGAGTGGAAGCTCTCCACAAGGAAGCTTTACAGGCCAGAGAGGAACTAGAAAAACTGAAAAAGACGGGCCACATTGACATGTGGATAACCGACATTAAAAATATATAGACATGTATTAAGATGCCCACTTCAAGTGGAGCCGCCGTATCTCTACATGCCATTGGCAAACAAGAGTCATACATACATAGTGAAAATCTAGATCAATCTATTTTTAATTACAACCCTAAGACACATTCTCATTTTACGAAGTTTCATAGAACTACAGTTGTCAATAAATCACCAACTTCCCCAACATGGCCATTCAATGAACGCATCAAAGTAACCTTCAACCCACAGAATATGGGTGACCTCCTTAGTAATATGTACATTATGGTTAATCTTCCGGGTCTAACTCAGGATAAGAATTATTCAGATCAGGTTGGTCGTCATCTTATCAAGTCCGTCACTATGCGTGTAGATGAGATAGAAGTTGAAAAGATTTTTGACGACTGGATGGTTATACACGATGAGTTATATTTAGAAGTATCAGAGAAGGTTTCTAACCGTTTCATTCTCAATCGAATGTTGGGTTTCGATACTTCATCTGCACAACGTGCTTATGCGTCATTAGATTCAGAAGTTATCATTCCTTTACCATTTTTCTTTTCACGTAAATATTCAAGTGATGAATATCTGTCGAATGAACCAAACAGACCTTTCTTCCCCCTATGTGCCGTTCATAAACAAAAAATAGAATTTGAATTTGAATTCCACCCACAAAACTTTTTTACAAACTCCGTTGACACAATTCAACTTGAGAACTTCAAAATTATAACTGAAGAATTCACTATTGACCCAGTTGAACGTCTTTATCTAAAAAATAAAGAATATACGATGATTACAGATTTGGTTAAAAAACATCCAACTATCGAAACTCTACCAGGTGTGGATACTGTACAGACAAATCTTGTTCCAAATAGTCGTGTTAAATCTATTCATTGGTTTTTACGAAATAGTCGTTTTGAAGATACTTCTGTAAGTGCATTACCCTCGGAATTCGATACGTATAAAATATATGTAAGACAGATTGCAGTAGGCACTGGTGTGAATCAGTTTACACTTAAAAATTTATCTTTCTTTACAGCCTTAACACAGGGAGGTGTAACGACGTTTTCGCGTGTTAATTATTCAGACACACCAGAGTTATACAGAAATGATACAGGTGATGATCTTCCCAATATTCAGTCAGTAGGTGTTCCATTTTCAACCGAATATAACATTATCCCATGGACCGGTTTAATTGAAAGTACCACAGACCCTATAATTACGGTGAAAGTACCAGCCAATTCATTTATAGAGAAGTTTACATTTGAATACTATACAAGTGTTTCTTCTAGAGTAATCTCTGGTAAACGTTACACAAACATCCCGGGATTTGATATTGTGAAAAACGACGAAAAAAACCCTGTATTATTAGCCACAGATCCTATTTCTGATTTTGTATCCGATACAGAAGATACATTTACACAATCCTATAGTATAACACTTGACACAAGTGTGTTTCGAGTTCCTGATGCAAACTTCTCCGATTATCACTATCTCCAGAATAGGTTTAACTTCTCTAAGAACCCCGATTTCGACGAGGCATTCAGCTTTTTTAATCCTGTCATGAAGAAGGCAAAGTTTTTTATTCAAGGTGTTGATTTACCAAATATTTCAAGTACGACTGATGGGTACTACAAATACATGGTTCCGTATCAAAAGCGATTATCAAGACCCGTTAGAAATATATATACGTATTCATTTTCGATGAACCCTATTAATGTAAATCCCTCGGGTAGTTTAGATTTCAGTGAAATTCAATCTGAGAAGACTAAGATAGAATTGAAATTAGACCCAGGACTCACTGACGTGTACACCCTTTACATATATTATACCGGGTATCAAACTTTTAAATTCGATAAGGGTTTTATGTCACTCGTTTACTAAAGAGTGTATCTTTGTGTTTAGAGATGTAATCGATAATACGATTTTTTATACACCATTTGATGAAGTTCAATTGAGCAATTGTTGTTTGGATTTCATGAGATGTACCCGGGATAGCATAAGTAAACTTCTCCGAACGTGCAAAAGGATCAAATAGTTTTTTGCTATATCCATCTAAACTAGACTTGTAAGCACAATGGACAGTGAAGAGACGTCCATTGGTAGTCGTGTAAGAAGTCTGATGTTTCTTAGCGTAGTTAGTAATAAACCATTCGATATTTCTGAGTGAAATACCACTGGTTTTGTCTAGTATACTCATTAAGATTGTTTTATTCTTGTCATCAGAATAGAACTCATTTACAGAAGATAGCAGAATATATGATTTACTCATCCCTTCTATAACATAGAATTGAAATCTATAAGCCCCTTATTTTCTGAACCGAATGACAGAACCGAGGATGAGTCATCAATCATTTCAACAGTGTCCCTCTTTTTAAACTGATTGAGATGGTGTTTACAATATCCGTTATATTTTCCAATCATATTGCATCTCGTACCATTTTTCTTCAAACCCCTACATGTATTATCTTCTTCATTGGGAGCATCACGTAGAAGAAGTTTATATGGTACATGAGGGTAATTCATACTTATCACCCGTAAATAGTCACTGTACGAAATATGTAATTTCCTTATCGTTTCTTGATTTTGATTCTGTGCCTCTATAAACTCTTCGCGCATTTGTTTGATTACAATTTTGTAATCATCTTTTATACGACGCGTGTCATCATTGTGAGATGATCTTTGTTTTTGTAATTCTTCTCTATGTTCCTCATTCACTTTCTTGATGGCATCTTTAACATCTTGTTTATTAGATAAGAAGTTGTCTTTGTATTCCTCTTTTACCTTTTTCAATTTTTCATTAAATTCTTCTCTAATCTTCTTAGTTTCCAGTAATAGTCTCTTTTTTACTTCTTCTTCGAAGAGAGCCTGTAACTTGTCCATCTTACCCTCCTATCAGTCGTAGTTTTTAAATAGATGATCAATTGATACTTTATCTTCTCTCGTGGTCTTAATACGTTGACGCAAATCTGCCACCTTTCCATCTGTCTCAATGTTTAGTTTTTTACACTCTTCTATGAGTTGCTCCTTCTTCATACCACTCAACGCTGGTTCTCTCTTTTTAGGTGGAGGTTTATGCTGAGCGATCAACTCTCCGAATATTTCATTCTTAGGATCTTTTACCAATGGTTCTAACAAATCACAAATTGGATTCAAGAACTTGTTAGTAAAATAATGATGATAGTCAATTGGAATATTATTCTCTTCAATAAACACTGGATCTTCAGCCTTCTCGTAAGCTTTTGCTCGCGGGTTATCCGTCTTTACAAGAATATAAGGAACCCGATCTCCACTCTGTGGCTCAGATCCTGGTTTCCTTTCTCGCATCTTATCTCTCACTTTTACATGAGATAGGTTACTGTTTTTGTATGAATCACCAAGCTGCTGAGACAGTA